AATGAATTTACTCTAGCAAATGCCCATTGTTGCTGTGAAGCACCTGGTCGGTGTCCACCTCTCCATGCGGCCATTCCTCTATCGTAAACCTTCTTTAAAATACCGTAAGGCATTCCTGATTTTTCAGCTTTGTTTTTTAGACCTTTGATTTGTTCATACATCTCTTTTGCTGGATGGTCTTCGTTCTTCATTACCTTTTTAGCAATCTCATGTCCTTTTTCTATAGTCTTTTTATCTAAAGGTGGTTCATCGTCCATAGATTTCTTTGCTTGTGCCATACCAATTGCGTATGCATCATCTTTTTTCATTTCATCTAGTTCTTCACCTAAGATACCTTTTACTACAGATACTTTTAATTTTAATTCTTTTGCAATATCAGCCGCTGACTTACCATCTTTTTGCATGGCATCAATCTTACTCATCATACCTTCTTCTAAATCAGCATCTTCAACTGTCATTACATTTGTGTCTGGAAACTTTGCAACTACTTGCTTGTGAATACTCTCAATGTTTTTGGCACTATCAATTCTAACTTCTGAACCAGATTTATGAATTTCTCCACCACCTGTTTTACCTTTAAACATATTAGCGATTGTACTTGCTTCACCTGAATTCTTTGCCATGTATTCTACATACTCAACACTCTCTGTAAATCCTTCTACAGACATAATTGAAGCGGCCATATCACCTGTTGCCATTGATACATCACCGTTTGCTCTTTTGTATAAGAAGTATCTTGACATATTTGGTTTGCCATCAGGATACATTGTTACTTTGTCTGTGTTGTACTTAGCACTTCTACTCTTACTTTTTACAACAAATTTTTGTGTAGATTTACCACCCATAGTTGAGTTGTAAGTGATATTCATTGTATCACCTCTCTTCAAACTATCAAATTTCTTTGCGTCAATCTTACCCTCAGTAACATCTACTAACTCTTGTGTAGCCTCGTCTAAGATTTCGATTTCTTCCATTCTAATCTTACCAAGTTTATTTAAGTCGGCAGCTTTGTAATTATGTTTGGTCATAAGTCTAGTCATGGCCATTACTGATACAAATGGTATATCACCACCATATAATTTTTCTAATGCGTTCTTGTCTTTATCAAACTTGGTAAACATTGCACCTAATTTGTTTGCATTGTCAATAGAAATCTTCTTACCTCTTAAAGGTTCGTATTGTTTCTGTAACTGTTTAATTTGACTATCTGAAAAACTTTCTTCTAGTTCTTCATTTGCATTATCTGGATTGTACTCCATGTAATCTGAAACTGAATTGATATAGTCTTTTGCTTTTGTAATCTTAGATTGCACCCATGCTTCTAGTTGTGCATCATCTGTTTTACCTTGTAAGATAGAAGATAACTTTAATGCTTTATCAGATATAGCTTCTAGTTCTCCACGAGCCATAGAAATCTCATGGTCGGCAGCCTCTTTAATTCTTACATAAAATCTGTTATTAAACGGAGATTGGTATACATCTGCATCTTTGCCCATTTCTTTATTAGCCTTGTCGGCCATTTTCTGTGCCAATGCTCTGTTTGGTAAAGCGTTACCTAATACCTTAACACCGTTTTTTAATTTGCTTACTTCTTTTTCAGTCAGCGCTACTTGTTGCATCGCCTCTGTGAATGTTTGTCTATATCTGCTCATTTTAGTTGTCTACCTTTGCTCCCGCTCTCCATTGATAACACGACCAGTATCTAGCTTTCCATTTAGGACCTGGATTATCACAGTTATGTCTGGCTCTGAATGATTTTCTTCGAGCCGGATTATCTCTTTTAATACTCAATCCAGTTGTGTCGCCAAAAGACACTTTGACAATATTGCCTTGGTCATTCTTAACATACACATAAAACTTTTTACTACCACCTCTAATCGGGTCATTTAATTTTACTTTTTTACCTTGATACTCTGCTTCTTGTAAACCCTCAAGCTCATGCTCAAAGATGCACTCTTCACAACTCTCATCTATATTTTCGAATTCTTTAAATGTTTTCATTATAGTTTCTCTATCATCTTTGAAACGACTTCATCTAGTCTGTTACGCCATTCTTCTTTGTATCGTTCCCTATATTTATTAATTGTTTCATCTGAAGATGCCCATTCTTTTACATCTTTTTTACCAATAGATTTGGGGTCATTAGGTGTGCCTCTTAATTTTGCATCAACAGGTGCCATATCTGACTTCTCTCCAGGTGTAATATCTTTAGTATGATTAGCGTAATCATGGCCAATCTCGTAGGACTCTGGTATATAACCATCTACTTTCATCGCATCTTCTACACTCATCTCTTCTGGTACACAATTAGGTACCATTTTGTCACCTTTTTTCTTCATACCTACTTTTTTGTAACCTGTCCAACATGCATCTTGTAGTTCTTGTCGTAACTCTCCAAACATTTTCTTATACTTTTTAGTATGAATACTTTGTTTAGTTTCAGCATCTTTGTCACCTGGTGCTGGTTTATTATCATTCTTCGTAGTATCTTTTTTACTAAAGTAATCAGCTCTTTTGTTTTTAGTATCTTTAGACATGTCTTTATAATACTTTTTAGGCTGTGTACCTTTCTTTTTCTTTACATCTTTGTCTTGTGGTTGAGCATCCATATCCTCTTGTACCTCAGATACGGCTTCAAACCCATAATCAATGTCTAAATTATGTTCTCTCATTTGAACCTCCCTATCGCTGGCTTCTGGAATACAATCCCAAATCCACGCTTTGTGTAAGTTATTTTTATTATCCTCTACAACAATGTAATTGGTACCTTTTCTTACAATTTTACCTTCAACATTTTCTTTAACATATTTTACACTGTCACCTATATTGAATATTACTTCTCTAATGTATAGGTCTCTAATTTGTTGTTGTTCGAATTCGTTTAAACTTGCAATTGGTTTCTGTGCAAGGCCAATATGAGCGGCTGCACCACCAAATGAGGCAGATAATTTCATACCTCTTCTAACTTGTTTCATAATAGTAGTTGCATCTGCATTTCCAGGTAAACCTTTTTTGAAATTTGCAAGGTCACCTTTGGCAGCCGCAGCTCTCATCTTAGAAGCACTCATACCTGTGGCACCCTCAGCATCAGGATCCCTTTCGCCAGCAGATACTACTTTAATATTTTCAAAGTCATACATACCGTGTCTGGATTTTACACCATTGTATTTCTTTAAGATAGTTTCAAATTCTCTTACTCTATCTGAACCTGCAACCATAGTTAAATCTGTATAACCTTTTTTGTAAAGGTCTGTTGCAAGGTCAAGTACCATGTTCGTTGCGTTGATTTCTATATTTCTTGCATGAGAAGGAAACAACTTCTTCATAATAGATAACTTATCTCTAGGAGATAATGGATTCTTTTTAGGGTCTTCACTTCTACTTAGATATATTTTGTAATCGTTTGTAGGTTGTGACTTGACTTTATTAATAAGTTTTTCGTGACCAATTGTAGGTGGATTAAATCTACCAAATGCAAACGCAACAGACTTTTTAGTTGCCTCGTGCATCTCTAAATCTTGTACTTCTTTATCAGTCACAATACCATCTTCTAAAATCTTTTTACACTTCTTGTAGAATTTTAGATAGTGATATTTCTCTAACATTTTGTAGATAACATTTTTAGGTAGTCTATTCTTTACACCGTAATCTCTAATCTCATCTGGTGCCATATCTGTATCAAAGGCAGCTCTTCTATCTGTATCAACACCATCACCAATTCTAATGATAACTCGTAAGTCATCTTCGATTTCTTCTAACTTATCTTTAATTTTATCTTGTAAGTTTAGAACATCGTTTGGTTGTAAATCTTTTAATTCATTGTAGTCGATGATATCTCTTGTTAGTTCACCTTTAACTACATCTAGTTCTTGGACTTTTCTAGTAAACTGACCAATATACATGTCAACATCGAATGTAAAATCTTCTGGTCTTTTAACAAACACATCTCTTTCGACATCAAAAACGGCATCTGCCTTTCTATTTTGGTCATCGTAAGTTGCTTTGTCTGTAATGAAATAGTAATTGATTGGGTGTTCTGTACCAGGAATTACCTTACCTTGAATGTTATCAGGATTTGAGGCAGACAAATACTTTTTAGAAAGTCTAACTCTTTCATCTTCTCTCTGACCTAATGGTACATCAAACAATACATTGATATCTAAATCTGCATCATTTCTATATCGTTTAGTTAAAATAGAACCAATAAGAGAATACTGTAGTACAGGATATTCCGCTTCGAATACCTTTAACTGTTTCTCTATCTGTGCCTTAACACTTGGTTTAATTTTAGGGTCAATAGTATCTGCATTATCGAATACAGCCGGTGCATATGTCCGTCTTGGTATATCAATAATACTTTCTATGACTTCTCTAAACTTTTTCATTTTCTTCTTTTTGCCCTTAGTTCGGTAGCAATCCATCTCTTAGCAGTATAAGATTTTATTGGACTGTTAAGCATTCTGTTAACTGCTTTACTTACTTTGTTCATAGTAACTGTTGTTAATTCTTTGTCTGATATATTATTATCAATAATTGCCATGTTACTAACGCCAAATAAATTTTGAAACTTACCTATATTTGATTGTACATCATTCCAACTTCTACTTACAATGTATTCTGGTATTGTTCTACTTCTCATTTGATTTCTTTGTAATGCCACATCTAATGAGGTGTTTACAAATACCATATGTGTATCATAACCTAATTCTTTTAATGCTCTTACTTGATATGAAATCTTATCAAAATCTCTACCTGTACCATCAATAATTATACCTAATCTACCTTGTAAAGATAAGTCTAATTGTTTTGATGTTATCGCTTTTGCTCTATCTCTGACCATATCTCTAGCATCTACTTCACTATCAGGCATCTTTAAT